GGGCACATTCGGAACAGGAGGCTCAATTAGGGCAGTACAACCCCGATGTATACGACAAAGTATACGAATGGTACACATCAGGTCCAAGACAGCGTCTACAGCCTGGAGGAGCCATCATACTTGTGATGACCAGATGGTCAAAAAGAGACCTTACAGGTCAATTATTGAAGGTTATGCAGGAAAGAGAGGGTGCAGATGACTGGGAACTCATACAATTACCTGCAATTATGCCTTCAGGCGACCCTTTGTGGCAAGAATTCTGGTCTTTAGAGGAATTAAACAGCCTAAAAGCAGAATTACCTGTATCAAAATGGAATGCACAGTACCAACAAGACCCCACATCGGAAGAAGGAGCGTTAATTAAGCGTGAATGGTGGCAAGAATGGACAGAAAACGAGCTTCCACCCTGTGAATGTATCATTCAGTCCTGGGATACAGCATTTTTAAAGACAGAACGCAGTGACTACAGTGCCTGTACCACATGGGGTGTGTTCTATCACCATAAAGATGTAGATCAGAACAGACCACACCTAATTTTACTGGATGCTTTTAAGGAAAAGCTAGAATTTCCAGAATTAAAAAGAGCTGCATACGATAAATACTGGGAGTTTGAGCCCGATCAGATGATTGTGGAAGCAAAAGCGTCTGGTGCGCCATTAGTTTTTGAGCTTCGTGCTATGGGAATACCTGTAACAGAGTTCACCCCCACGAGGGGTAACGATAAAATTGCTAGGGTAAACGCTGTAACAGACCTTTTCTCTAGTGGCAGTGTATGGTATTATTCTTCTCGTTGGGCTGAGAAGGTTATAGAAGAATGTGCATCATTCCCTTCAGGAGAGCATGACGATTTGGTTGACAGCACTACGCAGGCGCTGTTAAGATTTCGGCAAGGTGGATGGGTTCGTGCTGAAAGAGATGATTGGGATGATGAGCCTAAATACAGGAGACCTGTAGAATACTACTAAGGAGCAGTTATGGCAGAAGAAAACAAAAAGAAAAACGGCATAACCTTTCAGGAAAGGGTTAGAAGGTCTATGGGTACACAGTTCGGAAAAAAGAAAGCCGAACAAATAATAAAAAAAGATAAAGAAAAAGGAAATGACCCAACAAGAATAGTAGCAAGACCACCAAAAAGAGGACCAGACCTACCAAAGCAAGGCGTTACAACTGTTCCCAAAATTGCAAAAGAAGCAAAAAACACAACTCAAAAAGAGCCAAAACAAAACATTCCTAAAGTACAAAGTGGTAAAACTGCTTCAGCAGATACTAAGCCACCTAAAAAAACTGGCGGAGACCCACTTGCAGGAAAGCCAAGATCAATAGCTGCCGCTAAAGCAAAAGGTGAGCTATACTTTTTTGACAAGCAAGGTGTAAAAAAGTTAGCTGTAACTAAAGCTGATTTAGATAGAACTGGATTATCTTTAAGAGAGTATGCTAACAAGTATGCCCCTAAAAAGGTTACAAAAAAAGAAGCAGAAGAATTTAAAATTAAAAAAGCTGGAGGTGGTGTTATGAAAAAGAAAAGTTATTCAGGCGGTGGTAAGATGAAAAAGAAAAGCTACGCTGGCGGTGGTAAAATGGCGATGAAGAAAAAGATGGCTGCCAGAGGTGGTGGAGTAATGAAGAAAAAAGGAATGGCAGCAGGCGGAAGAACCACAATGAAAAAGCAAATGATGCGTGGTGGAGGCGTTGCTGGTATGAAGAAAAAGATGATGGCTGGTGGCGGAGTCATGAAGAAAAAGGGATATGCTGTCGGAGGTGCTATGAAGAAAAAGGGCATGAAGAGTGGCGGTAAGGTTATGAAGATGAGAGGTGGAGGTCTAGCCACTAGAGGCACTACTTTCAAAATTAGATAATGGCAGTAGATAAAAACCTAGAGCCCTTTGAGGTTGACGTTGAGGGAAACCCAGAGGAGTCCGAACTTAAAGTTGAAATAGTAAACCCAGATGCTGTTGCCATAGATACAGACGACGGTGGTGTGATAGTTGACTTTGAGGGCAGTGTGACGGAACAAATGGTTGGTCCTGACCATAATTCTAATCTAGCAGAGTTTATAGAAGATGAAGACCTAAATGAAATGGCTGCTAATTTAGTAGAGGACTTCGAATCAGACAGGACATCTAGGAAAGAATGGTCTAGGTCTTATGTAAAGGGTCTGGACCTCTTAGGCATGAAGATAGAAGAAAGAACACAACCTTGGGAGGGAGCGTCTGGAGTTTTTCACCCTCTTCTATCAGAGGCTGTGGTTCGCTTTCAAGCTCAAGCTATGGGAGAGATATTCCCTGCGTCAGGTCCAGTAAGGACTAAAATTGTAGGAAAACAAACAAAAGAAAAGAATGCACAGGCAAAGCGTGTAGAACATGAGATGAACTATATGCTCACAGAGAGCATGACAGAGTATCGTGATGAGATGGAGCAAATGCTTTTCCGATTGCCTTTAGCGGGCTCTGCTTTTAAGAAGGTTTACTACGATCCCATAATGGAAAGACCCTGCTCAATGTTCGTTCCTGCTGAAGACTTTGTTGTTTCGTACGGAGCTTCAGACCTTATGTCCTGTTCACGTTACACCCATGTGATGAAGAAAACAGAGAACCAAGTTAAAGAACTCATGGTAAATGGTTTTTACAAGGATATAGATTTGCCAGAGCCTAGCCAAGACGAATCAGACATACAGGACAAGTATGACGAAATGGAAGGCAGTGAAGCAGTATATGATGACGATGACAGACATACAATTTTAGAGATGCACGTTGATCTTGATATGCCAGAGCCCTATCAGGACAAAGATGGATTGGCTAGACCGTACATCGTGACAATAGAAAAATCATCAAGAACCATATTATCTATCAGAAAAAATTGGTATGAGAGTGATGAAAAGAAAATGAAGAGACCTCACTTCATACATTACAGATATTTGCCTAGTCTGGGGTTTTACGGAACAGGTCTTATACATTTGATAGGCGGTCTTGCTAAATCAGCCACATCAATTTTAAGGCAGCTAATAGATGCTGGAACATTATCTAACTTACCTGCTGGATTAAAAGCAAGAGGGTTAAGAATAAAAGGAGATGATTCGCCTTTGATGCCTGGCGAGTTTAGGGATGTAGATGTTCCTGGTGGTGCAATACGAGACTCTATAACTTTCATACCCTATAAAGAACCATCATCTGTATTGTATCAGCTTTTAGGAAACATAGTGGATGAGGGAAGAAAAATTGGCTCTATAGCTGATGTTCAGATAGGCAACATGAACCCCAACGCCCCAGTGGGTACAACTTTAGCTTTACTTGAGAGATCAATGAAAGTCATGTCTGGGGTCCAGTCAAGGCTTCATGCAGCGCTAAAGAAGGAATTAAGAATACTATCCAAGTGCATACATGACTATATGCCAGGATCATATGAGTATGAAACAGAAGGGGAGTTCTCAAGAACAAGAGACTTTGATGGCAGGGTAGACGTAATACCCGTATCTGACCCAAACGCCTCCACAATGGCGCAAAGAGTAACGCAATATCAATCTGCTTTGCAATTAGCACAACAAGCCCCACAGCTTTATGATATGGGAAAATTGCATAAACAAATGCTAGAAGTTCTAGGGATACAGGATGCAGATAGCATAATCAAATTACCAGAAGACATTAAACCAAAAGACCCTGTGATAGAAAACATGGCTATAATGAAGCAAGAGCCCGTAAAGGCTTTTAAATATCAAGACCATGAAGCACATATAGCAGTACACAAGGCAGCAGCAGAAGACCCAAAGATACAACAGATTATAGGTCAGTCTCCTTTTGCAGCAGCTATACAAAACGCTATGGCTGCACACATAACAGAACACGTTGCTTTCCAATATAAGAAAGAGATAGAAAAGCAGTTAGGGGTTCCAATCCCAGATGAAGAGGAGCCATTGCCAGAGGGAGTAGAAACAGAGCTTTCAAGGGTAGAAGCAGAAGCTTCATCTAAAGTCCTAACTCAAAGCCAAGCAGAGATTGCAAAGCAGGAAGCAGCAGCTAAACAGCAAGACCCACTAACAATAATACAGCAAAAAGAGATGGCTCTAAAAGAAGCTGAGTTTGCACACAAGAAAGAAATGGACTTGGCAAAACTTCAAGTTGAAACGAAATCAAAAGAAAAAGATCAAGAAATAGAAGTAGCTAAAGTTGCAGTTAAGGCTGTAACAGAGGAGTCTAAGAATAAAAGACAAGATCAAAAAGCAGGTGTTGAAAGAGGTCTTGATCTAGCCAGAGAGTTTGTAGATGAGCAGTGAGAGCATTTATTCACCTCTTCTAAAAAAAATTTTAGACTACAAAGAAGATATTAAAAATCACCTAACATCTGGTGGAGCAAAGTCTATGGAGGAATATGCAGGCATGGTTTGTGAGTACAGATGTCTCAACAAAATACATGAAGATATACTTGACATCGAAAAGAGATACATTAATGATTAAAAAAAGTTACATATAACTTTTCGTTTCAAACGCAAGGAACTGTGATCCTTAATCACTGCAAGAGGTAAAGATGTATCAAGCTGTAAAGACGGAAGAAGACCCAAAGGTCGCTTCCAAGATGCCCGAACCAAAGGGCTACAAACTCCTAATATCCCCAGTTGAAGTAGACGAGAAAACCGAAGGTGGCGTTTATATGCCTGATGCACTGAGAGATGCTGAAGGTATAGCATCAATCATAGGTTTTGTTGTCAGCATGGGTCCTGATGCTTATCAAGATAAAGAAAAGTTTCCCCACGGACCTTACTGTGAAAAGGGTGACTTTGTGATTTTTCGATCATACTCAGGCACTCGCTTCAAAATACACACACAAGAATTCAGACTAATTAACGATGACACGGTTGAAGCCGTTGTCGATGACCCAAGAGGATATAAGAGAATATGAACGATACAGCAGAAAAATTAGAAGATAACATCGAAGAAAGCAATGAAGTTTTGGACAAAGCAGACTTTGAGGTTGAGATAGTTGACGATACTCCAGAAGAAGATCGTGTAGCTAAAAGAAAAGATGAAGTAACTACTGAAGCAAAAGAAGTTGAAGATTCTGATGACGGTGAGGCAAAAAATTATAGTCAAAATGTTCAGAAAAGAATATCTCAGCTAAAGTATGAGTTTCATGAAGAAAGAAGAGCAAAAGAAGAAGCTGCAAGGTTAAGAGAAGAAGCTGTAAAATTTGCAGAAACTTTGAAAAAAGATAACGAGCATCTAAGAAAGACTTTAGCAGAAGGCGAGAATATGCTCATAGATCAGGCTAAAGGCAGAGTAGGTGCAGAGCTTGAGAGAGCAAAAAAAGACTACAAAGAGGCTTATGAAAGTGGAGACCCAGATAAATTAGTAGAAGCTCAAGAAGTCTTATCTAAACTGCACAATGAAAAATTTAGGGTAGACGAATATAAACCACAGCCACAGCTCGAAACACCACAACAAAAACCAGTTCAGCCACCACCACCAAGGCTATCCCAGAGAGGGATAGACTGGCAAAAAGAGAATGATTGGTTTGATAAAGATATGAGAATGACTGGCTATGCTCTAGGTCTACACGAAGAATTAAAAAGAAAAGGTATTGTGCCAGACAGCGAAGAGTATTATAAAGGAATAGATGAGGAAATGCGTAAAGTGTTTCCCGAAAAGTTTGAGACTGAGCAGGAAGCACCTCAGTTACAAAATGGAACCGTGGTAGCCCCCGTTGAACGTAGCGGAAAAAAATCACGCACAGTGCGTCTAACAAGAACCCAAGTAGCCCTCGCAAAGCGACTTGGTCTCAGTCCAGAGCAATACGCAGCGCAATTAATGAAGGAACAATCAAATGGCTGATAGAGAACCCAGAGACACGCAAAATCGTGAAACGCAGACTCGCACAAAGAAGTGGGAAAGACCCACACTTTTGCCAACTCCTACTCCAAGGGAAGGCGTTGAATTCCGTTGGATAAGAACAGCAGTCATGGGTCAATCTGATACTCCTAATGTATCTGCAAAATTTCGTGAAGGATGGACTCCTGTCAAAGCCAAAGATCACCCAGAGTTGCACGTTATGACAGATATCGACTCAAAATGGGGTGAAAATATAGAGGTTGGAGGGTTACTTTTATGTAGCAACGCAACCGAAACTGTAGAGAGCCGTAAGGAATATCACAAAGAGCAGTCCAAAAGACAAATCGAGAGCGTTGATAATTCTTACATGAAAACCAATGATCCACGGATGCCAGTTCTGAGACCAGAGCGAAGCACCCGTACAACTTAATGGAGGTAGACATATGTCTAGCACATCTGCTCCTTTTGGTTTACGACCTGTAGGAACAACAGGTGGCGAATACACTGGTGGTTTTCGTCAATACCCTATCCTATCCTCGTACTCCACAAGGATTTGTTATGGAGATGTCGTCAAGTTAGTTGACGGTGGCTCCACAACTACCATCGAGAAAGATACAGGCACAAGTTCAGCTACGCCAATCGGTATTTTTCTAGGATGTCGTTTCATAGATGTAAGCACTAGTCAGCTTACATTTTCACAACAATGGTCTGGCGCAGCTCATACCAGTGGTATGGCTTACGTTGCTGATGATCCAAACATTCTGTTTGCTGTTCAGGCAGACGGAACAGTAAATGATGATGATTTGGGAGCTAACGTAGAGTTAGAACAAACAGCATCAAGTGCTACGTTTGGTATCTCTCGTGTTAGTCTCGACATTAGCACGACAGCCACAACAGCTTCACTCCCTGTG